ATACCCCCTCAGAATTTTCTATTAAATATTTGCCATTCGTTCTGCCATTCGTTTGGCACGATTAGGCGTTTGTTTAGCCCATCTACTATCTAGCATTTCCACACTAGCTGTCTTATAGTCCTCATCTTGTAGAGCTTTGAGCATACCCTTAAACTTAGAGACCCCATAAGCACCCATTTGGTACACCATTTCAACCACAATGTTTCTTGCAGTCTCATCAATATTAGGACATATCATCAACAAATCTTCTGCTCCTGTAACAGCTCTAGCAAAGTCTCTTTCAAACAAGACTAACCAACCTGCGTGGTCTTTAGGTGGCTCTTCTCCGTCTAACATCTTGTGTCCATAGCCGCCTGTAAGATGCCCTTCAGTACACTTGTAAACTTCTAATTTAAAGCCTTCTTCTTTCTTAATAGCTTCTTTTGTCTTTTCTAAATCCATCTGTCTTTTCCCTGAACCCTTCCTATGTTGTGTTCCATAAATTTTTCTAGTTCTTGGTCTAACAATTCTTCTTTGTGTTGATTGTAAGATAAGATTTGGTCTCTATCTAATCTGTCTACCCAATACTTAGCCGCCATAGCTAAAGCATCAATAGCATCATCATGTCTTAACGAACCTTTGTCTCTAGTTATCCTAGTCATCTGTCTAAACAACTGATGGTCAGGTTCTAGTTTAAAATCTTCATGTATTAACAAGTCATCAATAACTAATCTGTGACTATTCATTAATGGCTCAAGTGTATCTATAATACGTTTTTCTTTTTGTGTATTATGTCTAACTTCTTCTATCTCACATGGGTGTATCTTTGCCATGACAGGTTTTAACAACTGGGTTGCCATACCGTCACCAAAGTTACTTTCTATAACTACATAGTTCACATCATTCTTCTTAGCTATGTTTGCTAGTCTAGCCATTGTATCTTCACTATATCCGCCTTCTAAAGAGCCTATAGAGGTCAAATAAAGCACTCCATGAAGCATTTTAAGCACTGCATACGCTGTTTTGTCCGCTCCTCGACCTGAAGGGTCAATAGACATAACTGTGCCTTCAAATGGCGTAAATTCTTCGCTCATCATCATAGGAGCTACAAAGTAATCACCTTTAAGTCCCACATTAGGTATATCAGGGTCTATAGCTTTCATCTGTTCTGGTGATGAAGCCCATTGTATCTTAGCAGGAGCTTCCTTCCATGTAGAACAACCTGAAGCTACAATTAAATCGTTTAACTTTAGAGGGTATCTATTTGCATCAGACAAACTTGTGTCCAACATAAATTGTAAGTTAAAACCTGAACGACCATAAGATGATAGTCTTTCCATTAGGTCAACATTATCAAATCTTTTAGGGTCAGTAGGTTCACCTTCTTTACCCTGTATAATGTTTGCTAATTTATGACCATAACTAATTTTTTGTGTAGCATTAGGTACTAACGCAGTCCAAATCTTTGTCTTAAAACCTCTTTCTTCTAATGAGTTGTATAATGACATCTCATTTTGAGGAGTTCCTAAAAATATAATTCTACCAGTGTTAGGTTTAATAATTGCATCAAACTCTTTGACTGTCTCAGACAATCTATCTCTCATTAACTGTGTTTGGGAGTTATTAGCACTCTCTACGTCATCAGCAATAATGATGTCTGCTCTACTACCTGTTAACTGCCCTGTAATACCCATAGATTTAACTGAGGGTGCGTGAGAAGCTAATGCAGGTGCTACATCAAATGATACCTTAGAATGTCTTTGATTATCTCTAGGTATTAAGTGTTGTAACAATGGCATTTCACCTATTAGCCTTTGTGTAAAGGTACTAAAGTCATCTGCTCTAGTTTTACTAGCAGATACTACCAAAATATTTTTTTGAGGATTAAGAAGTAATTGATGACATACAAAGGCAGAGGTAATCCAAGATTTACCTACGCCCCTGAATGCTTCTATTACCAGTCTCTTTTCGTTTGACTGTAAATAATCCGCAATATCGAATTGTATAGGTGTTGGTTCAGGCAGGTTTAAATGCTTCCAACATAAATACAAAAAATTTTTAAAATTCTTTAATCGTTTATCCATTGTCAAATGGTACTTCGTCTAAAATGTTATCTTCTTTTTTAGATAAAGGTTCTTTACTGTATGTTTTACAAACTTCTAAACATACTTTCATCTCTGAAGCAGTTAAGTCTTCACCAGATTTTAATTTTTTATATGCGTGGTTAACTAATAAATGTGGTAACTCTTGTAGGACAGTTTCTATTTTATTGTGGTCTTCCTTGTCTGTTGTATTTTTTAAAGGTACTTCCTTTATTTCTTGACTTGACATGTATTCCTTTTCTCTTTTTTGGTTTCTCTCTAGGTACGAAATGCAAAAATTTTTGTTTAGCCACAGTTATTTGCTAGTTAGCCTGTCCATGTGGTTATAAATTCTACCAATTTGTTTATCTATTGACATTATTTCTTCTGTTAACATTCCAAGATGTACTTGAAGTTCCACAATAGTGATTAATACATAAGTAGATAATCCTAAAAGGATTGTTCCAAGTAATGCAATCAATGCAGTATTGTGTTGTCGTTTCATTTACTGCCACCGATATAACCACCAATAACACCAATCAATCCTGTAACTGACATCTTCATTAAGGTTATTACACTCTCATCTACTGGTCTGTTCTCTTCTAGTGCTACCAAATAATCACCTATAATAATCACACCAAGAAGTATTAAGACACCACTTGTTATTAATAGAATTACAATGTCTTTAAAGTTTTTAATCATTTTGCAATTTTACCTTTGTTAATACCTTTTTTAATAACATAATCTCTTGTACCGTTTGCACCATGTTCAACTTCTTTTTTTAAATGACGAAAAACAGTTTTTTCTTTTGCTTGTATTTCTATCTTTTTTAAAAAACTTTCTAATGATTTAGTATCTCTCATTTCTTTTTCTTTTTTTTCTTATTACTGTTTGGAAAATCAAAAGTTAAAACTTCATCTAATTTTTCAAAAAGGCTATCTATCCAACCAAAAAAATTAGATAAAATTCTATCTATCATTTCTTTTTGAGTTTATTCATTGTAGTTACTCCAAATGAAGCTCCCACTATTGTTAAAATAATGTACCAAAACATAGGGTCAGCATTTTGTAATATTGCCCAACCACGTTCCATTGTGTCTTGTGTGTATGGAATAAAATGAAAAGCCATTAATAGTGTAAAGAAAACTACCAACCACTCGTCTTTCCATGAATGTTCTTGTTGTTTAATTTGTTCGATTGAAATTTGTGATACTGCGTCTAATTCCTTTTCTCTTACAATTTTATCTTTTTGTAATTTATGCTGAATAGCCCCAAAAGTTTTTTCTGCTATGATTTTAGTAAGAGGATTTTTTAATAACGCTAACCACATCTTACATTGTCCAAAGAATTATTGACCAAAGCACAAACAATGTAAAAAGTTTTTTATTTGTGTTACGCCAGTAAATAACGGCTTTATCTCTCCAAGTTTTTACAGAGTATCCATATATTATCATACATTTTCCTTTTCTATTTCGTTACAAAAATAATTCATATAAAGTTTTCTTTCTTCAATAGGGTCTTTCATTTCAACTGAAAAATTTTGTATTAATTTACCTCCTGCTCCAACACAATCTGACCAACTATTAAACTCCGTTGGTAATGTCGCTGTGTTGTTACAATATCCTGTGATTGCCGAGCAAATGCTAAAGGCTAATATAAATTTCACTTGAACTGAAAAAATCCTATAATTCCAACAAGCAATGTTCCAACAGCAAGGATAACTTTTAGTCCACCTTGTCCCATAGAAACATCTTGTCTCAAAGATTTAACTTCTCGTTTTAACTCATTAATACTTTCGTTTAATGTCTTCATTCTTTCAGCACATAGTTTCTCATGGCTTGAAAGTCTTACACCTGCTGATACTTCAGCATAATCTTTTGATGTAATCTTTTTTCTAGGCATTATTAAATATCTTTAGTTGAATTATACAAAGCTGTTATTTGACTTGATGAAAGTTGAGTTGGAAACAATGCTAAATTATCAATATGACCATCTAACCAATAATTACCACCTGCTGAACTTGTTTGTCCATTATAAGTACCAATTAAAAAACCATTAGTATCAATAAAATTTGGTGTTCCTGTTGCAGAACCTTTTTCTACTGCATCTATATAAACATAGCTTGTGCTACCTAAAGTTATTGCACAATGATACCAAGTGTTTGTTGAAGCTGACCAATTAAAAGTATCTTCAACACCAGTAGCAAAACGAACTTGAGAAGTACCATCATTATCCCAAACCCAAAAACCTGTATCATTTCCATTTTTTCTACCTTCAACAACATATTGTCTATCATAATCATATCCTTCCCAGTATAACCAGAATACAATCGTTTTAATGTTATTGTTTGTTGTAATATCAAGATAGTCATTAAATCCATCTAATTTTACAGAGTGTGTACCAAACTTTTTAGGCGAAGTTACAAAAGTTGCACTACTTATACCACCACCAGTTCCACTTATAGCAGTAGTGTAAGTTCCACTTCCATTATTAGTATAGTTATTATTAAATCCATATAAAGCATCTGCACCTTGATATGGATTATCAGCAGTAATTATATTAAAACTTCTATCAGCAGTTTTGCCATTTGCTGTTGCTCTTAAAGTAAAATCATATGTTGTATCTGCTGTTACACCAGAAGCTGTGCCAGTAATTGCACCAGTAGATGAATTTAAACTAAATCCACCACCTGCTAAAACTGAAGTTGTTTCTGAATATGCAACTGTATCGCCATCTGCATCTGTAGCTGAAACTGTAAAGTTAGCTGAAGAACCTTCATCAAGAGTACCAAGATTACCACTTGCTGTTTGCCAACTTGGCGAAGTATCAACATTAATTTGACTAGCAAGTGTACCTGATAAACCAGAAGTATTTTCTACTTTTACACCATAAGGTTCTTGTGCATTTAAAAAACTAGCTTTAGGTGCAACTGCTGTAATTTGAGTTGCACTATCTACAGTTACAGTTGATGCGTTAAAGTCTGTTCCACTAGCACCTACAAAAGTTACAGTAGCACCAGAATTAAAACTAGAACCAGTAATAACTATTGTTTGATTACCACCTGCTTGACTATCTACTTCTGTAACATCAAGTGATGTAACTGTTGGTGGTGTATCAATACTTTTAAAAGAAGTACCATTATAATATTCAGCTAATCCTGTATCAGTATTAAATCTTAATTGACCTTGCGTAGTACCTCTTTGAGCCTGTGTACCTGTAGCAACTCTAGTTCCCTCAGTACCAGTATCGGTAATGTTTTCGAATTTAAAGTCAGCTATATCTCTAGCTTTTGTCATATTAAGTATTCTCCTATTTAAATTATTTTTATATTGTTATCTTGCTGTACAAGGGTTATCTCCCACTAAAGGTTCTTCGGCAAATGCCATGTAAATATGTGAATTACCACTAGAATTTACATCACTACTTGAACCTCTTATTTTAAATCCATTACTTAAAATATCTATAACTCTTGTAGATGGAGTGCTTTCTGCATCACTAGTGTTTGGTAATAATAATTTATTAGTTAAATTAAATTCACTTCTTTTATTATCAAATAAACACCAATCTCCAGCAACAACTGTTCCTTTTATAATAACAAAAGCTGGTTTAAACCCAGTATAAACAAATGTTCCATCTGTACTTCCATTACCTGTGTAACTGCCAAACTTACTAAATCCCTTAACCTCACTCCAACAATACATAATATAATCTTGACCACTTCCATTCCAATCATTTATACCATTTGGTAAAGTAACAGTTGATGCACCTCTTGTCATGCCATAATTACCTAAATCTCCATCTGTATTATTTAAACTTAATCTTGTATATCCATCTCCCCAATTTTGCCAACTTGTTGTAGTTGTTTTACATTTAATAATAACCATTTTTGGAATTGCACCTAATCCATGACCAACTGTAGAACTAGAACCACCATCTCCACTATAAGACACAATACTAAATCCACTTGTTGTATTAGCACTAACAGTTGAGGTTATGCTTCCATCAGTATTACTAGCTGTGCCATTAGCACCTAACCAGTTCCATGCAACATAATCATCTCCAGTTGTTTGGTTTCCCCAACCAGTTCCTAAAGTAAATCCTGTGCTATTAAAACTTTTTAAAGTATCTGTTTCTGTAGATTCAGCATTAGCATTATTTGATGCTAAAGCTTTTAAAGCACCTCTTACACCATCATATAATTGATGACTAACTGCTTGGTCTCTGTCTCTTAACCATGTGAAATCTGGTTGGAAACCAACTGTTATTTGTCTATTATCAGTTTGATTAGCTACATAAGTAACAGTATTAAAATAATCCGAAGGTTTTTTAATTGTAGTGTAAGCCATTATAAATTTAATCCTTTGGTTGATAAAGCAGTATAACCTGTTGGAACATCATATTCGAAAATTCCTATACCACTTGCGTTAGTTCCTGCACTAGATACTGCTGTAGTTCCGAAGTAACCATTGCCGAAGTTTGCATCTGCTGAAGCTAAACCTGCAGAACTATCTTCAACTTGCATACCTATTACAACATTAGAACCTGAAGAAATACTTGATATATCTATTCCACCTGTTCCTGCACTTGGGTCAGCAGAATTTTGCCATGAACCATTTTTAGAAAAATATAATTTCATATTATCTAAATCTAAAGCTACTGCTACAATATCACCTTGAGTAAAGGTACTTAATGTAATTCCAGTAGTTGTTCCATTATTATAAACAACTCCATTTGCATAATACCAACCCCAACCTTCACTCCATTGACCAGGATAATTTTGATTATTTGCAGGGTCACCTTGTGCTTGACTTGCATTTGTTGATGAAATACCTGGTCTAAATACTGTACCAGAAGTACATTTAAATTCTGCATACCATTTACCAGAAGATGGTGCTATTGTTGAATAAGATGTTTCAGCTTTATTTGCTAAAGAGTTTGTAATTCTTAAATTACCATACGAAAATGTTGGTTGAGCTGTCATTAAATATAAAGGATTTAATGTAGCAAAAACATTATCTGGACAATCTAAAGTATTCGTTAATGTACCACCACTAACTGTAAAGTTATTACCATTACCAGATTGGTCTGTAACTGAACCACTATCTTTTAAAATAAAGAAACCATGAGTTCCGTAAGTTACACTTGGAGAAGTTTTAATTTTCCAAACACCATTAGCATCAAATTCTCCAAATTCTGTAGGTGCATAAGATTGACCATCACAGAAATGAACATGGCTCATTATACCACTAAAATAATTTGCACCAGTAGTGTGTCCACCTATACCATGAGGGTCTCCACCATTAAAATTACAATCTTGATTTTGGCTAGGATAGTTTGCATATTGAAAATCAGTAAGTTGTTCTCCATTAACATACCATCTTAATCTATCAGATGCAGTTGCTTGTGTTGTATCTAATCTAACAACTATATGATACCAACCATGAAAATCTCTTAAAAGTTTTGAGGGTCTGTTATATGAGCCACTACCCGCATTTAAAGAGGTAGTAAAATTATAAGCAGTAAGATAATTATCCACTATATAAAAACCTGCATTACTATTACCACTCCAAGCATCAACTTGTGTCATTAAAGTTTGAGTACCTGTACCTGCTCTTTTTATCCAACCACTCCATGTCCAAGTTTTTCTGTTGCTATCACTTGCAAAAGTTTTTGTTAAATATGTACTAGCCATTAGTTAAACTGTCCGCCTCCTGTTGCACCAAATGATGATGTCAAACTAAAACTTCTATCTGCTGTTTGACCTTCAGCATCTGTTGCTCTGATTGTAAA